CCATAGCCAGAGCCATCGCCATAGCCATAGCCAGAGCCATAGCCAGAGCCAGAGCCATCGCCATAGCCAGAGCCATCGCCATAGCCAGAGCCAGAGCCATCGCCATAGCCATCGCCATAGCCATAGCCATCGCCATCGCCATAGCCATCGCCATAGCCAGAGCCAGAGCCAACAGTAAAAGTGTTTTCTTTAATCTTGTTCATTTGGAGCTTTCTCCATAATTGATTTTTCGGCTTCTTTATTACAAATGGTTGCGGAATAATCCTCAATTATTACTTTTCTCTCAACCGTTCCTGAAACCTTTGAGTTATCGCTCAGTCCTGAAACAGCTACCCCCTCATACCAAGAAAGACTATTGTCTGCTGGTCTATGATAATACAATCTTCTGCAATTATCAAGAATGATACCAGTATCATCGGAAGCGACAACAGTTCCTGCGTTTATACCCTCGTTTCTTGTTCTAACAATTACAAATTTTCCAAGAAGTGAACATGCGACTTTGTTATCCTTGTCAATTTGTACAATTTTTTCTTTTGCTTTGTCGGCTCTTACATAATCGACACCATTAATACTAATTGTTTGTACTTCTTTAGTCATGTTATGACCTCCTGAAAATAAAAGCCCCGTCATGGTTCAACTAAAAAAGAGCTGTTAGGCAAGTTCTTATCCAATCTGGGGCTGGTTTAATTAATAAACTCTTTCTAGTTGATATTATAAGTATACCACAGTTTCCCCAGTTTGTCAATAGCAGAATGGAAAAAGAATAAAAAAAATGCACAAATAAATAATTTGAGTTATTTATTTGTGCGAGAGATTAAGATAAAATATATTATATTAAGCCTCCTAGCATACTAATATAATACTATTAGTTTAGAGATTTGTCAACCCCTTAATCGAAAATAGTTTGAATTAATCTTATTTTGAGGTTAAACTTAACAAATGTCTAAAAAATCCCGCTTTTTTTCTAGTTTAGTCTTGACAAACTGCTTTTCGTGTAGTATTATATAGATAACAACAAGCTAAGGAGGCTTTACATGAAACGTTATAGCAATAAAGAATATGAATCATTAAAAGTAGGTGAATCGGTTAAAGTTATAATAAACGAAATAGAAACAACCCAAGAGGTATTTAAATTACAAAAAAAGAAATATAATAATGATATTAACTCAAAAAACTATATAATTCATTTGTACTGGATTGAAATAAATAACGCACTTCATCAAATATGTTTATCTAAAGGCGGTTATATTATACCGTGTGATATTTAATAACCAACCAACCTAAGCAAGTTTAAACTGCTGGAGGGAATACAATGAACTTATTACAAAAGATTACTAGTTTAGATTGCGATATAATGGAGTTGCAAATCAAAAAAAGAAAACTAGAACAGGAATATGCAGAAAAACACACTAAATATAAATTAGGTGATATTGTTAAGGTGAAAATGTTTGCTAGTGATTGCATTAAAAACACAAAAATAACAATGATTTGTTTTGATAGTACTAGACTAATGTATTATCATGGGATTGTCTTAAAAACAGATGGTACACCAGCAAGAAGAAATGGTGTTAATATTGCAGACGACAATCATTATTATAAAGATATTATTGTAGGCTTTGTTAATCATTCTACGCCAATACTAAGCAAGCGGAGATTAAAAAATGATTAAAGTCGGGAATAATACTTATGATTGTCATTGCTTTAATTGCAATACAAAGCCGTCAAGAAAAATACATATAAACAATAGCAATACGCACTTATGTGATAAATGTTTACGCAAGTTAAAAAATGAAATAACTAAAGCTCATAAATATACAGCAACTACATAAACTGGAGGTCTAAATGCAAACGCTAACACTTTTACTATCAAACCCTGCTGTATACCTAGCTTTAATTTGTGTGCCGTCAGGGATCGCTATAACTTCAATATTAAAGAGGGTTTTAAAATGATTTATTTAATCTCAATACCTTTTAGATGTATCGCAGCATTTATGTTTATTGCAATATCACCAATATCTATTTTTGTTCAAACATTATACGATGAAAATTTTAATACTGCGTTTGAAAATCATATAGATATACTAATTACAATACTAACCGAAAAGGACTAATCAAATGACAGCAACATACAAAAGCAAAGAAGTATATGTAAAGATGAAAACTACGGAAAAGGATTTATCACGTCAAATCAAACAAGCCGAAAAAATAGGGCTTGAGTTTGTAGAAATAATAACAGGAGAAAAGTAAAATGAAACAGACCACAAGCGACTTGAGGGACTACGGAATGAACATCAAAAAGAAAGAACCTGTTTTGCTAAAGGCTGGCGACCAAAGGGTGCTGATAAACGGCTATACTTCTAGCGTTGACTTTCGCATAGTGTCAGAAGATTACTACCGTGGATTAGTTAAAGCGGATAAGATTAAGGAGCTTATTGAGAAGTATGAAGATGCAATTATAGAGTGCAACGACCAAATACACTTTAAAGAAATAGAACGTACAGAAAAGCCGTTTTATGTAGATGTTATAAATGCAGAAATTAGGCGCAACTCACTAGAAGTTAAGCTTTATGAAAGATTTATAGAAAACCTAACCGAACTGGAGGCTACCAAATGATGTTGCTATATAAAGTAAACAATATACTCCTCTTATATTTATTTATAATTAATATATTATTTTGTATTATAAAACATGGACAACCAGAGCTATATACAAATACTATATCGTGCCTGCATTTACTGTCATATCTATTGCTAGGTGTTGTGTTTATTTTGGTTTTTGTTATAGTAATGTTTCCACCAAAGGGGCTACTAATGAGTATATCAATAAGCCAAGCGTGCAAGGTTCTGGATCGGGCAGGTGTTAAGTATTCCCATCGCTGGAAAAAAATATTTATAGAATTTGCTGAAACTATAATTATAGAACAAAAAGAAAATTATTGTGTTCTATTGTTTAATTTTGGCGAATATCGTGATGGCATGACTTTCAACTTCACCAACCTAACCAGCGACGCAGAAAGCCTTTGCTTTTCGTATAAAGGTCAAGAGCCGTTGATTGTAAAAATAAAATAAGGAGTAGGATTATGAAAATAAAAGAAACAATAATAATTGCTTATGCTGGCGATAGCATTGAATGCACAACGCAAGACGCCTTGGAGCTATCCAGTAAAACACACGCCCCCGTATCTTTTACTTTTAATAGTATCAGAGTTTGTGTACTAGAGACAAGTACAAAAAAGGATATTATTGATAAATGGTACGAAGATAAAGAAACACTAGCAGAAAAGTGGAGGCTGTATAATAAATTAAAAAAAGAACTAGGTGTTGAACAATGCCAAAAATAACCAACACCACACAAAAAGTAAGCAGTAATTACGGCTCAAGCTACAAGCCGTTCAAGAAACTAAAGCTAAACATTATGTCTGATAAGGACAGAAACAAAATTAAAAAGGATAACGAAAAATGAAAGACACAATGATTTACATACTGATAATACTTTTACTCGCTGGATTTCTATATTTAAAGCGGTCTGAAAACGAGAACGAATTTAACGCCGGAAAACAATTACAAATAAACGACAACATAATACACGGCGTAATGAACGTAGACGGAAGCTGGATAGACGGCTTAGAGGTGTCAAGGTGAGCAAAACACAAGATAGAATATTAGCTCTACTAAAAAGAGAAATCGAGCTTTATAAAGAGCTTAGAAAAATAATCAAAGAGCGCAGAAAACTACAAAACAAAAAAGGGGTAGGCAATGACTAAAGAAACTAGAGCAATGTTCAGCGACGAGCTGTTAAACGAGTTGGCAGAGGCAAGCCAGCGGTCAAAAGAAAAAGGAATGAAAATGCGATCCGGCAGGACTCCTTCTTTCTGTAATAAAATACTGGCAGTCTTTAAGGCGGTTAATTCATGGTGTAAGATTAGCGAAGATGGATTTATCAGGGTTGCAATTATCTACCTCTGGAACGACATGAAAAAAGACAAGTACGGCACTATTAAAAAGCTTAAGAAAATACTTGAAAAATAATCAATAAAATTTACCTTTTAGTCTTGACAAAGCCCGTTTTGTGCAGTATACTATAAGTAACAAAGCTAAGGAGGCTTAATAATGAGTAACTTTTCTAATGCACAATGGAAGCACGACAACGCAATGCCAGACGAAGTTTCAGAATGTGAATACCCAGACCAAATGAAATGTTCTGAATGCGGTTGTACTGTTGAACTAGAACGTCAAGGCGTTAATGTCGGCACTGGTCGATGTGCAGAGTGTGGCGCTTACTGTGAATCAGAACCAATTTAAAGGGGATTAAAATGAGCTTATTTACAGACTTAACAGAGGCTATGAAAAAAGACTTTGACGAAAGAAAGAAAACTAAAAAAGCTAAGGAGTAGGATTATGAAAGACAAAAAATTTATTGCAGTATTAAGAGAAATCGGTTATGCTTTTAGAAAAACCAAAAACCAAATAATCGTAAATCATCAAGGTGGTGTATACTTGGAAAGCCTAACGACATTACCAGAGGGCGTCAAGTTTGAGAATCAAGGTAATGTATACTTGCCGAATATGACCATAATTTACAAAGGTGAAGAAATAATATTAATTAATATAGACAACTCAACTATGTTAATTCACTCTGAAAAACAAAAGGGCGACTTTACAATTTATAAAGCTTGCTATTTTGGCGGTGGTGAAATAAAAAACTTGGAAAAGTGTTGCATCGCTAAACGTGGGAAATATTATGCACACGGCAAAACAATCAAACAAGCTGTTGAAGATGTTAATTTTAAATATCTCCAAGAAACTTTTGATGTGTTTAAATTAATAAGTGAGATAAAATCAACTGGCTCGGTTAGTAAAAACCAATACAGATTGATTACAGGAGCTTGTTCTTTTGGGGATGATCAGTTTAAGAAACAAAACAACATAACTAAAGATGAATTGCCACTTGACAAAGTACTGAGCATAATAAAAGGTCAATACGGAAGTGATAAGTTTATAGCGTATTTTAAATAGCATAACAACAAAGGAGTTTAATATGCCAAACATAACAGTAAATAATAGCTTAAGCGATTTATCTTTTACAGCTATTGAGAAAAGCGACTCTGTAAAAAGCTTGCGGAATAAACTAAGTGAGCCATTTAGAAAAGATGACCTTGAATGGCGTTTGCAAATGTCCGGCAAAAACGACAATGGTATATGGGCTATGGCTTTGGTATATGTTACAAGCCGAGCAATACAAGAGCGACTTGATGAAATTGTAGGCATTGAAAACTGGCGTAATGAATTTGTAAACCTTGACGGCGGTTCCATGTGTGGAATATCAATCAATATAAACGGTGAATGGATAACTAAGTGGGACGGAGCAGAAAATACAGACATAGCAAGTTTTAAGGGTGGAATATCTGGATCAATGAAGCGTGCTGCCGTTCAATGGGGAATAGGTCGCTATCTTTATAACTTAAAAGAGCGTTTTGTTCAATGTAGCATGGAAAAGGCTTACAGAAAAAAAGCTGGTTGGAAATCTGCGAAAACATCAGCAAAGCATGGAGGATTAAATTTCTTCTGGGAAGTGCCAGAGCTTGAAGCGTGGGCTATGCACGAGGACGATAATATATTCATAAACCTTGAACTGCAAAAACAAATAAGAGGCTTTTTGATTACCTCCGGCGTGTCAATTCAGGTATTTAAAGATTTGTTCAAGGCACAAGAGGCAAGCATGATTAAAAAATCTGAATACAACAAGTGCATACAATGGATTGAAGATAATGACGTTAATGGAATAGACAAGCCGTTGCCGAGGTTGGCATGAAAAAACAATCAATAATGTTCCATAAGAAAAACGGTCTTTTGCGCCCTGCTTACGACGAGTTTGACAAGTTGCAAGATGAAGTAAAAGAGGACGGCTGGAGATTAGGGGTTTTCTCTGAGCCTAAGAAGTATAAAACATGGGAGCAACTAAAATACTTATACGGGGTAGTTTATCCGCATTTAATAGCATGGTATGATGATACACAGGGGTTTTTATTTGAGATTAAAACTGGAAGCGAAACAATAGAGGTAAAAGGCAATAAATATACAGCGGACTTATTTTTTAAACGTTTATTTTGCATAAACCAAGGAATAGAAAAGTTTTACAAGGAAAATTCAGACATTGAACAAATGATAAATTATATTAACTTTTTGGATAAGCTGAGTATTGACAAATTCGATTGTCATTTACCAGACCCAGAATAAATAAAGGAGTAGAATAATGGCAGACGTAATTTTCACAGATGGAATGATTTGCAAAGAGCACAAGTTCCAAGACGGCGGTACTATAACAAAGCTATCGTTTAAAGTAGATGAGTTCATACAGTTTTTACAAAAGCACAATGACAATGGCTGGGTAAATGCTATTGTAGCTAAGAGTCAACAATCCGGCAAAATGTACGGCAAACTAGACACTTGGAAACCAAAACAGCAAGAACCTCAACAGCAAGGCGGTCAAGCACCTAGTGGTTATCCAGCTATGACGAATGACACTAATACAACAATAGATAACGATCAGCCAAATATTCCATTTTAATCAAAACTCAATCAAGAAAGGCTAACAAATGAAATCCGAAGAAGTCAAAACGATAACCGAAGCCCAAGAAAAGAGAATAAGGAAGGCTCTAGGGTGGGGAATATCAGAAACAATAAACACGCTAGAGTATCTAGATACAATAATGACAGAAAGCGAAGAACTAGTATGGCATATATATAAATTCAAAAAAGAAGAAGAATAGGGCTTAACAAACAGCAAACGAGGGTTATAATACTTTAGGCGGTGCTCCACCTTTCATTTTAAAGCCTCCTCCTTTACTACGAAATGGACACCGCTTTTTTTAAAAATTAACGTTGGATAGAACGTAATATAAAACTTAAGCTCTTTTTGGCTACTATCCTAGCTGATTAGGGCTTTTTATTGAGGTGAAAGAATGAACGCTAAACACCTAAAGAATCAAGCCGAGGACATGATACGGCACTGTAGCAACGAAAGAACGTGTAAGGGGTGCGTTGGTAACGAGTATATAAACGAGCTTAAAGGCAACCTCTGCGACATTGTAGGCTTTTCCGACAATAGACACATGACGGTAGACGAAGTGATGCAGGGATTAACGGAGGTAATTAAAAATAATGACTAAACAATCAAAAATAAATATTCCGCTTGCTTATTCACGCTTTGAAAATAAAGCTATAGAAATAGATATGTTTGAATAAGGATAAACTAATGATATGTTCACAATGCAAACAACATAAGGACAAATTCTACCGTCGTTCTGGCGGTGGTTTTTATAAAGTCTGCGCTGACTGTACAAAGTTAAATGCAAAGGATAAATACAAGCAATCTAAGCGATATTTAAAGCCTATAACCGAAACTATTAATCCTATAGACCGTGATAACTTGCGAGCTGGTTTAATCGCTGGATTTTTAAACATAAGGAGTTGCTAATATGCCAACAATTAACAGCAAAATAAAAGCAATAGAGAAGCACCTAGACAAACTATCTAGCGAGTTGTGCAAGCTATTAGCTGGTGGTATATGCAAGGTTTGCGGACAATATGGGAGCGACACTCACCACATAATAAGTCGTAACCATAAGCGAAACCGCTGGAATCAAGATAATCTTGCATGGGTTTGCCGAACTTGCCACAGAAAAGAGCACGACGAAGAACCTACTTTAATTAGTAATCTTGACAGGAGCTATAAAATCTGGCACCTTCCAGAGCTACAGGACTTAGAAAAAGAAATCAAATCACAAATAAAGGAGTTATTATGAAAAATAGAGATGGATTAGAGAATAGCAATAACTGGGAAACTCCTGATTATTTATACAACGAGTTAAATGGTGAGTTTAATTTCGACTATGATCCTTGTCCATTAAACGCCAATTTTGACGGACTAAAAACAGAATGGGGAAAATCAAACTTTATTAATCCACCTTATGATAGAATAAATAAGCCTAAATTTATACAAAAAGCTTATGAAGAATGGCAAAAAGGTAAAACTTGTGTTTTGTTAATACCTAGCGCAACTGGGACTAAGCAATTTCACGAATTAATGTTGCCAAATGCAGAAATAAGATTTATAAAAGGTCGTATAGCTTTTAAAGGGTATAATACAAAGGGGAAATACTCTACTAAAAATAAAGGTAAACACGACAGTATGATTGTAATATTTAGAGGAAATAAACGTCCCTAGAGCCGCTATAACTGTAGCTAAGACTTACATGTGGGCGTTATCAAACAAGCTTAGAGAAAATGTAAATGTAAACGTAAAGGAAAATTACCATGACAAAGAATCCGCAGGAAACAGATAGAAAGTTTATTCCATACAACGATCAGCTAAAAGACCCCAGATGGAGACGAAAAGCTGAACAAGTAAAAAACCGTGATAATTTTATATGTCAAAAATGCGGCTCTGATTCATTAACTCTTACAGCACACCATTTATTTTATATTCCTAACTGTTATGCGTGGGAGTATTCTAACGACTGCTTAACAACTCTTTGCGACTCCTGCCATAGTCAAGTACACGAAATAGAAAACGGTGCAACCTACAGCCCTTGTAAGTGTACTAAATGCAAACAGCCTATAGTCAATGCTAATTGCAGTACGGTTGCACGACTAGGTGATTACTTTAGATTTGATATATACTGTGATAAATGCTCGGGGGTTAATAATGTCAAAAAAACTCAATAGTTATAATTTATCTCGTGGATGGTTCGATTTTTGTTTTGAAAATCCTGAAAAGATAAGTCCAAAACATTCAGCTATATACTTTTTTGCTATTGAGCATTGTAATAGATTAGGATGGAAACAAAAATTTGGATTTCCGTCTCAAATGACAATGGAAGCTTTAGGAATAAAAAAACACCAAACCTATATAAAAGCTTTTAATGATTTAATTGAATGGGGGTTTTTAATTTTGATTCAAAAATCAACAAATCAATATTCAGCAAATATAATAAGCTTACCTCATGCTATGCCAAAAAACGGCAAAGCACTAGACAAAGCAATCGTAAAGCATAGGGCAAAGCAAGGGCAAAGCAGTAGGCAAAGCAAAGTACATATAGTTAAACCAATAAACCAAGAAACCAATAAACCAGTAAAGAAAACATACAAAAAGTTTTCTATTGAAGATTTTAAAAAAGATATTTCAGATTGTTACAAAAACGGTGTTAGCGAGTTTCAAAACTTTTGGGACACTAAAAATACAAGAAAATTTTTAGATTATTGGACAGAGCCAAACGAAAAAGACAAAATGAAATTTCAATTACAGAAAACTTGGAAAACTAAACTTCGCATGAATAAGTGGATGGATAATAATTACGACAAAAAACAACCCACTAAAAAACAACAAGAAACAGAAGATTTATTAAAGATTACTGAAAACATGCCGACGGCGTGGGACGAAGATTTTCAAGAAAGCCACTTAGTAGATATGCCAGGGGTGATTAAATGAAAATTTCAGAACTAAAAGAGATAATAGGGAATAGTGCTGAATCAATCATTGCATCAAAGCTCGGATTGCAAAAAAATGGGAGTAATTATATAGGGCAATGCCCTCATGGTGGACATAAAAAAAATAATCCAATATACAAATGGAAAGATAATCACTTTCATTGCTTCGATTGCAACTCTAGCTACGATATTATAGATTATTATAGGGAAAATAGCTCTGATTGGTTAAAAGAACTTCACGACTTAGCAAATGTTGAATACAAAGCATTTGAATTTAAACCGATTAAACCAGTAACAAAAGAAAAGTCAAAGATTGGAATTGATTATTTAGTTAGCCGTGGAATATCAAAAGAAACAATAAAAGAATATCACATAACAAGTAATGAGCAATGGATTTGTTTTAATTATTGTTTACCAAATAACGGTGGACTTGTTAAGATTAAACAGCGAGTAACAAAGCCTTGTAAAAATGGCGAAAATAAATATACAGCTCCTATAGGTGGTCAAAACATACTTTATGGATTGCACCTTTTAAAGGCACAAAAGATACTGGCTATATGTGAGGGTGAAATAGATGCCTTATCGTTGCGAGAGTGCGCTAAAATGGCTCAAAAAGATAAAAATATACTATGTTCTAGTATTCCCAGCGGCTCTAAAAGCTTTGGTTGGTTTGAAACTTGCAAAAACTGGCTTGATTCTTTTCATGGAATAATAATAATTCCAGATTCAGATAAAGACGGATCGGAGTTTTTAGAAAAGGCAAGTAAACTATTACAAGAATATAATTTATTAAAAATTGAATTACCGACAAATGATGTTAATGAATACTTACAAAGCGCCGAATATAACCCTGCTGAAATATTTAATTATATGAAGCCGATAATTCCAAAGCTTAACGGGATAAAAAACAGTGTAGAGGTTGGAAAGCCGAAAAAGAAAAAATCTATTGCAACCGGATATTTAACACAAGATTATAATGATTCAGGTTATAGAATGGGTTGTTTGTCGCTTTATACTGGCAGGCGTGGCGAGGGTAAGACCACTTACAGCAGACAAGGATTGATAAGTATAGCAAAACAAAGAGAAAAATGTTTTATGTTTTGTGGTGAAACTACCATTGAAAGCGAGAAAAACAAACTTGCAAGGCTATGCGCTGAAAACAACCAAATAAGTACAAGCATGAATATTGGGGGGCGTTCTGAATATCACGCTAATGATGACGCTTTAAATAGCTTTAATAAGCAATATGGCGAGTATATATTACTATCCGACTGTGAAACCATGAAAGAAGCTTTTCCAGAGCTCAAAAAAAGCAGTAAGATGCTATTTGATAATTTACTTACTGAAATGACAAAACTTGCACGATCATTTAATGTAAGAGTTTTTATTCTTGATAATTTAATGGTGTTTTGTAATAACATGGGACAAGGCAAGTTTGCAATGCAGGAAAACATCGCCGCAAAGCTGAAAGCTTTTGTAAATGAATTTAACGTACATTGCTGTTTAATAGCTCACCCTAAAAGCGGCGACGGTTATCAAAAAATATCAGGAGCACAGGAAATAGAAAATATTGCCGATTCTATATTTAGATATGTTCGCCTTGATGAAGAAACAAGAAATAAGCTTGCAAAAAAATTACCAACTCACACAAGGGAGCGTATTTCAGCAATGCTATTAACCGAGAAAGTAAGAGATGACGGGTCAAGTATAATATCTTTTTTAGAATGGGATTCAAAGAGAGGTGCTGTATATGACTTAAGCAAAATGCACCAAGCTAGCGAATATGAAAAGGCTGGATTTTGGACTAGAAAAATAAGTCAGTATGCAAGCGAAGATAGAGCAAATAACTATTAACCGTAGCTAACAACTATCAAGATAAATAAAGCATTTTAAACAAAAAGGAGTAGGGTATGGCTTTAACAGGTGGAAAATGTAGGTATTGTAAGAAGTGGGTTGTTGAATGTAATTCATTTACCACAGATGTATGTGGTGATTGCTCCACAAAAAACAACCTTGACGGATTTGATAAAATAAGGCTAGAGAATGCACACAGGCTGGGGTTATTAGCTGAATTATCTCATAGATTTGTAAAAAGATGGAATAAAATAGGAAAATAATCGCTTTTAGTCTTGACAAACAGGATTAAGCGTGTATACTAGAAGAAAGCTAAGGAGGCTAAGATGAAAAATACAATTAAGACACCTAAATGTGGTAGATGTAGATTTTTTTCCAGTGATATAAACTATCTTTATCACGGGGTTTGCGCAAAAGACAAAGAGGTCGTAAGGGCTATTAATGTTTGTAATAAATTACCTTCTGATAATGAGCGAAGAGACGCAAAAAGCATATAATAACAAAAGGCTAACAAATGAATTTACAAAACAAGAGCGAGTTTAAGAGGTTTGTTAAGGATAAGTTGAGAAGTGGAGAATGTGTTAGCATATCTATGTATTGTACTAAATATGGAGAAAATAAACCGCTATGGCATATTGTTTCGCTATATCCAAGAAATGAATATGTAACAAGCTATAGAATTGTTAAATCAAAGTCTGGACAAATGGCAAAATCTAAGTTTAATAAATACAACCAATGGCTTACGGATTGCGAGGACGAGGTTTATATACACTTTAGGCAAACAGTTTTTTCGCATATAGAGTGTAATAAAGAATTAAAAAGTAAAGATAAATATAAAAGAACCTGTTATAGCTCAGGAGTAACCTGCAAGCGGTGTCTGGCAGAAATGGAGGCTGGTAAATGAAACAACTAACTAATATTAATGATATTGTAGGCAAGACTATTAATTATGCCAAAATAGTTGATATGGGTGAAATGTTAGGTATAGTTTTTGATGATGCTTATATATTTTTTAAAATATTGTGTTTTGAAAGTTGTTCTAAATTAATAATAAGTAACAATGTTGAAAATAATTATTTTAAAGTACAGCTTGGAATTATAACGAAAAAAGAATATGAAAAAATAGTATTAGAGGGAAATAAACAAATAGAACTAGATAATAGAAAACGAGAATTAAAATTATTAGCGGAGTTAAAGGCTAAATATGAATAACCAAATGAAACAATTTTTAAGACAACTATTATGCTGGCACGACTACGAGCACGAACACTTTGAACAATCGACGCTATCTATATGCAAAAAGTGCGGTAAAGAAATATTTAAAATGGAGGATTGAAAAATGAAACATCTTAAAATGCACACTAAAGATAAGTCAGTATGTGGATGCAACGGAGAGCTTACGGAAGTATGGCACGAGGCAAAATGCAAGCTATGTGAAAGAACGGACGCTTACACAATAGCTAAACAAAACAGCCCACTAAGCCACCCACAACTACGCAAAGCCATAGCCGACAAGGTAGACATCAAGCTAAGGGTTACGCCTGAAGAGTCAAAGAAAGTTCAGGAGATAGCTTTTAGCATGGGGGTATTATGGAGAAGTGGCTATGTACAATATCACTCAGAACTGGAGCCATATTTATACCTTTTTACTTGTAGGAATCCAAATAAATATATTGTGCAATATGGCAATAATCCTAAAGTGTTTAAGAGAGAAATATACAAAGAGTTCTCGTTTAAAGACGATTGCTTTGTTTACAGAAAAAAGAAAGTCGAGCTATCCGCATGTGGCAGAACAAAAAAACAGTTCTTAGAGGCTTGCAACGATGATTGTAGTAATGTTTTAGTTCTTCAAAGGCAAGATAATGTTTTTGTACCAACACTTTGTGAACAAAAAGAAATAATGTATAATAATATACGAATTAATGGACTAGACCTATACCGCATAGTCGAACCTACGATATCAAAAGAACTAAGCAAACAAACAAAAAGAGCCGTTGAAGTTTTGCAAAAATCACTTGAAAAGCAAAAGGAAAAGGTATACACGATAACTGAAAGCGATTTAAACGATATATTGGAGGCGTGTAACGAAGGTATAATTTGTTTAGTAAAATTTAGCGACAACCATTCAGCTATGAAAAGCGATGCAATACATAGAAAAGATGTTGCGCTAAGTTTAATACAAGGTTTAGCAAACAAAATAAAAGGAGACTAGCATGAAAAAGCATATACCAAAGAAAGTAATAAGGATAGCTTCAATAGTTGTATTTTTCGGGATATGTGGTATGATAAAAACAGTGTACAATTTTAGAAATGAAGCAAAAGAGTCATTGTACGCAGGAACTTTAGCGGTAATAATACTTTTTGCAATTTTCTTTTATTTAGAAGTCGCAAAGTATTTTAAGCATTGCAAAGACCAACACCACTCTGGTATGGATATTAACAAAACAAAGGAGAAGTTATGAAAGCAGTAGTAGTAGTAAAATGGGAAGACGGATCGGTAACATCATTTAAGTCAGAATATGCTGATTCAACAGTTAACGTACAAGAAGGCAATAAAGCTACTTCTATAGTTATTAAATGCCTAAATAATGAAAAATTAACCACTGTTAATGAAAACAGGGAGTCAAAATGAAAACAATATTAGTAATTATATCGGTAGTATTGACGTGGGCTGGAATAAGTGTATACGATTCAATTACTGGAACTCGTGCAAAGTCGGACGATAGATCGGACACTAGAACGCTAAGAAAACAGTATGACGACTTAGTGTTAAAGAACAACGGCTTAAATACTACCGTTAAAACGGACGCTGAAACTATCAAGTGTTTAATTACGGGTAAAGAGTCGCTAAACAAAGAACTAGTCCTTAAAATCGCTTTAATCAACACTTATGTTGAAAACGAAAAGAAATCAGAAAGGGCATTAATAGCTTCTCGAGAACTTGAGAGTAAAACAAAAAGAAAATACTTGTCGCTGATAAGCAAACATAATAAACTAGTAGCAAGGTGGAATAAAAAATATAAATCAAGTATTAAAAAATCTTCTATTAATAAGGCTAAAAACATACAGAAGCAAAGAAATCAATCGGCTATAGCAGAGCTTGAGAAAAAGAAAACAGGTCTTAAAAAGTCTTATTCATCATATCAAAAGCAGTATAAATACGCATGTCAGTCGGTCGGCGGAAGCCCTAAATCAAAGGCTAGGAAAGCAAAGAAACTTAATTCTTTAAAGTCGTCTATGTCTACATGTTCTAAGAGTATCAAAAAGGTAGATAGAGAAATAGCAAGACTAAAGAGCAGATAAAACTATTTTCATGTTTTGCTCATCGGTTCTTATTCTGGACTTTCTTTTTTCTATATTTTCAGTGTAAGAACCTTTTACCTCTGCTTTGAGTTCTTTTATGGTTTCATTCATCATCTGTATTTGAAGCACCAATACACCTAATTTTATATTAGTATTGTTAGAGCTTTGGAGTATAATGTCCTGCTTCTTTTCAAACTTTTCAATCCGGCTTTCAATGTATTGTATTTTATCACAGTTTTTTTCTTGTGTTTTTAATACATTCCATATTGAAAATACAACCGCTATCAATATTGCAGAGATAACAGTAATTGCTATTCCAACCAATAAAGTTATAACCCACTTCGGCAAAATATCTATCTTATTAGACGGCATTATTCCTCTCCATTAATCTTTTATAATGCTTCATTGCATTTATCTTAGTTGGCTTGTGTCCGCTAATCTTTTTATCACTTATAAAGCTCCACCACGCTATAGCGGCAGTTAAAAGCTTGTAATAGTTACTTGTTCTTAAAAGTCTTGCTTCTTTAATATATTTCCAACTATTCCTACTTTCAATTAACATTATCAAATTATCTCTGAATTGCTCGTTTACTTCGTTCCAATAGTTAAAAGCATCTTTATAGCTCTTAAATGTTTTAGGGACTGAATATCCAACGTCGTGCAAATCACTAGCACCTGTTATATTTAAAAACCAGATTGAGTCGGGTATTATATGATAAAATATTTTATTCCAAAAGCCAATTTTAGAACCAACTCCATTACAAAAAGACACAAATTTTTTATTTTCATTACGCAAGCAGTTCCATATTTCAGTAGTCATTTTCATATACTTTTGACCGACCGTATATTTTGCCAACTTGCCTTTTTTGTGTTTGTGCCACATAAACATAATTTAATCCTATAACGGTTTAAGTTTACTTGCTGTATTCACGGTAGAATCTAAAAGCTTATCGAATCCTAACAGTACATCTTTTGTCGTGCTATCGGTTGAAATTGTATGCTCTTTTAGTGAGCCGTCATTGTAAAACGTTTTCTTTTCTGTAACGGTTCTAAAAAAACCGTAAGCCTTTATTGAGCCGTTTTCTTTGTCTACGTCAATTCCGGCACACCCTGTTAATAACACTGTTAATACTGTTAATAAGATTGTTTTCATGTTAGTCCTTTTTATGTTAAATATCTTATTATTACCACGCCAGACCCACCAGGTGCGCTGCCACTAGCGTCAATATTATAATAACCACCGCCACCACCTCCGCCTGTGTTTGAAGTTCCTGGGTTTCCACCAGCCCCACCGCCACCTCCGGCTCCTCCTCCTCCGAGACCGCCACTTGCGGCGGTTGTTCCACTTCCACCACCGCCACCAGCATAATAAACAGAGCTTCCTGATATATTATAAGCCGTGCCATCTCCTCCGGCTCCGCCTGTTTCACCAGCCCCATTACTTCCAACTTCTGAGCTTCCACCACCTCCGCCACCAGAGCCTATTGGGGCTTCTATTCCATCTCCTCCATCGTATCCTTGTCTTGGCGTTATATAATCTGCATCTCCAGGAGTTCCAAGTCCTGCGGCGTGTGAAGCTCCGCCACCAGACCCACCATCATGCCCATCTCTATATATTGTGCTTCTCCCTCCGCCACCACCGCCACCATAAGCAGTTAAGGTGTCAAACACTGAGCTTCCACCATCTCCAGAATTTGTAACGGTGTTATATGTCCCCTCGCCGCCAGAACCTCCGGCGCCGATTGTAACTCCATATCCCTGAGCTAAAACATCATGGCTTGTTTTATAGATAAGTCCACCACCACCACCGCCACCACCAACATCAGAGCCACCGCCACCGCCACCAGCAACAACAAGAATTTCAACTGAGCCGCTTATGTTGGGGGTAAACGTTCCGCCTGTCGTAAATGTGTGTATTGTGTAATCTCCAGATGTTGTTATGGTTCCGCCCGTTGCTGAAAATGCAACTATTTCTAATGCGGTTCTATACCTATTCATTCGCCCAAAACTATCTCTATCAGAGAATACCCTAAACATTATAAGCCTCCTTAAATTTGTCTATTCTACTTGCAAGCACGGTTAAATCAATAAACTCCCCATCTGCACTATTTTGTATTGCATTAAACAACGGGTGTTTATGATTTACGTTTTCTTCTCCATATAATGAGATGAGTTCGTTTATGGTAATCTGTAAAATATCACCACGATTGTCATAGAGCTTTTTCTGTTTTTCTATTTCTGCTTGTTTTTTTTCTTTTTTTATTCTTATATTTCCTTTTGTTCCACTCATTACAATTCCCCTATTATGTAGTTAGCCCCAAGCTAGTTGATAAGATAAAAGAAACATCTGCTTCATCAGATTCTACAGTTACACTCTGTCCATTTTTAATTATTATGCCATCAAACCGATCAATAACTATAGCCTCGTCTTCTGCTAGAATAACGTAAGGCACGGATTGCCAATCAATAGTTGCGCTTGTCTTTATTTTTACCGTGATAGTTGCGCTTGCAGAAGCATCTCTGTTAGATATTCGTAAACTCTGAATAATTCTTCCACCAGTATCACTAATGGTCGCAAGTAAATCTGTTTCTGTTGAAGCAGTAATCCCTTGAATTGTGTTGTTATAAAGTATGTTAGCCATTTTTAAAACTCCTTAATTAATATATTAAATTCATTGCTTGTATTGTTGCTAGGTCAGAGCCCCCATTATCATCAACATATTTTTTATTTGCTACTTGATAATCTGTAGTCGGCGCAGAGCTTGGAGTTACCGGAAACGAGCTAAATGTTTTAACCCCTGCTATTGTTTGAGCCGAAAGTGCGCTTACTAGTTGCTCCCCAAATCCAGCTGGGTCATAAGTAGATATAATCATATCGCCTCCGCCTGGAGCTGTTATCCATTTAAGTCCAGTCGCCTCACTGCTATCCGCAGAAAGTATTTGACCATTTGCGCCAACTGCTAAACTGGTGTCAACTGTACTATATGTATATACATCGCCCTTTGTAGTCAACGGGCTAGTGCTTGCGTTGTCAACATACGCCTTAATGCTCTCTGATGTAGCAACAGTGGTATCGCTTGCAGTGGCAAATGTGTCATCATCTAATACAGCCGTTCCTGTTATTTGTGTGCCCAAAACAGGACTTATTAAAGTTTTGTTTGAAATAGTTTGACTTGCTGTTAAACCAACTAACTGTTCGCCAATTCCTGCCGGATCATAAGTAGCCGCTAACATGTCTCCAGTCCCGGCTCCGGCACCAGTTGTTACTCCTGCGCTAGTATTTGGCAATAATCCACGCAAGTCATCACTTGAATCATTATATACCGTAAATGCCGTACCACCTATATTTGCACTAACAATTAATCTGTGAACCAAAAATCCAACACCCTTATATTCAAATGGTATTGAGAAGTTTGTATAACCGTTTGAATCTTCTCTTGTGTCGTCTGGTTTACCTGCCCCATAATCACCGCTAGGTAAATTAATAAAAAATTTACAATCACTTGTTTTTTCATTAACTACCCCCCATATTACAAGAGCGTAAGTGCCGCCAAGTAATGACGTTCCACTTGAATCTGCTATAATAGATGCTATATTTGTAACTCTTGTATAAGGGGTGGTAAAATCATTATATATATAAAATGGAGCTGGTGAACTAAATATCGGGAAATCGTGCTCATGCAATTGTAGTACTACTCCAGCGGTTGTGCTCATTTCAACTGTGCCAGTACCAGAGCCAGTAAATGAAGGCAGTATGCCAGATTTATAAGTGGCATGTTGATTCCTTATCCATTTATTTAAGTGGCTTAAGTGTCCAGTTCCTATTGTGTCCTGTAAATGGTCTGTCCAATTATGGTCTTTATATATGCCATATAGATTAACTCTGTTTGCACTTGGTATTAATGAGTCCGTTACTGGGACAAATTGTTCAGTTGTTGGAAATCCAGAGGTGCTTTTTGTTAGTACTTTTGTTGATTCTGGTATATAAACATAATTTCTAGTAGGTAATATATCAGTTCCAGCGGTTAGGATTATGGTAGCTGGGGGGGCAGAGAATATCTCTGGAACTCCATTAAAAAACAACACTAAATTACCACCACCTGCTTTTTCAACACTTAATGTTACCGTTGACCCGTCAGATGTTATTAATACATCTTCGCTATCAAGAGTACCCCCATTGTAAAAATTAATAACGTCATTATAATTGTTACCTGTTGATATATTAATCTCAATAGTACCAACAGACGCATCTGATATTCCGCAATTTCCTAAATTTACTACATAATTTGGCGTTTCTGGTTGTGTTTTAGTCCAATCTCCAGCGGAACTTTCAGATAAATATATAATATCACCAGCAGAGCATAAATGGGTATCTACATCGTTAACAGTTCCTATTCTTGTAATATAACCATATGTTCCATTTTCAATGCTGTGAGTTGCAATCCCAATAGTTGCTAAACATTTTGTTGCATCGTTTGATATAGCTTTTGCAACTGTTGGAAATCCAGAAAAAGAACCGCTTAAATAACAAGCTTTTCCGTTTTCGATAAGACCGCCAGTATCGTTATATACCCTTATCCATATCTCTTGACCTATTTGCTGTGTTACGTCTGCCTCGTCATTGAAAAACGCCATAGCTTTATTAACCGAATCATAATACAATAGACCCTCTGAGTGCGAAGGCGGTGCTAGTGATGGATTAAATTGAACTGTGTCAATACTTGGATTTGGGTCACCTGCTTCATCGTCTACATAACCCTTAGTTGCGAGTTTGTCATTATCTGCCGCTCCAGTAGATATATCTGTAACCTCTTTCGCATTAAGGGTTATGCTCCCAGCTTCTATTTTCCCTTGTTTAATTGTCATTTTTAGCTCCTAACATAGATTTTATTTTATTAATTTCATCTTCTGCAAATGCCTGTACAGCTTCTTGCGTTGTTTTATCGCTAAGGTCAACTATACCACTAGCCCCTATTAAATGACGTATAAATTTAGGATTTGCCATAACTGTATTTAATTTATCATTTAAGATAGTATTATTATTTTTTAAATCTATCAAGTCGCAAGCATCTTGAATATCACGCATATTAAATGCTGTTACTAATGACTTTTTGTAATCAATTAAAGCTTGCTTTTCGTCTGCGGTTTTTTCTCTAATAGTAGCGCCGTCCAATATCGGATCAACCGGAATACTAGAAGCTAATTTATATCCCCTAACCGTCCAGCCATTATTTGATAGATTTTCAATTTCTGATCTTGCCGGAGATGTAAGCCTTTTATATATTTGTTCAACCCCAATGCCCTTAAATGCTATTTGATAGTATTTTATTTTAGCCATTTTAACCTCGTTTGTTTTTGTCGTGATTTATACATGTTTCGCCAGCAGATAATACACGCTTATATATTTGAACCGAATCAACCTTGCCACCAAAGAAAGCAGCTTGACTATTGGCTGAACCTATTGCTATTCCGTTTGTGGGAGATGTTATCACCCCTGTTTGCGATTGCGTATTAACAGAGGCTACACAGTTTTTATACACTCTCATCTTTGACCCATCATAGGTACAAGTTATGTTATACCATACGCCAGTTGATAATGCAAAATCTGTCGTTGCCAACTGCGGTATAGTGGTTCCATTTCCTATAAAAAACCCTATATTTCCTCCTGCTCTTTCAGTTATTCTAAACCCATTTACGCTATCGCTTGAGTCCACTACTACAATATTGTTTAAAAAAGAATTAAAATTAACACATATTGAAACTGTAAACTGGTCAGTTCCAGAAAATATAGTATTACTTGTGTTTTTCATTAAATCAGCCACCCCGTCAAAATTTCCCCCTTGATTATCTACAAAAGCATTGTTAATCAAAGTCATGTCATAACCGTTTCCACTATAGTCAGATTGCGTTCCAAGCGGCGCTACCGAGCCAGTATTTCTATAATCAATCCAAAAGACTAAGCCCTCTTTGTTTACTGGATGGTGATTAGGTTGTGGATAGTTTCTCATTAAACAGCCTCTATGTCGCAATTTTCAAAAGCTATATCATTAGCCCACGTGCTCGTGCTATCTACAAATATAACCATTTGGAATACTTCTCCAACCGCAAGCCCTAAAGTAGCAAGCGTTATAGTTGTTTCTTGTAATTGCGGATTGCTTCCGCTTGAAGGTACTGTATCAGTAGCTATATCAAAGGCGGTTACTGCGCTCCATGCTACATTATCGGTCATGGTTTTAAATTCACCTTTCCATACTACGGATTCACCAGCCCACGAGTTGCCAGTTTCCGGCTCGTCTATAAATCTAAACTTTAAGCTATTTGTGCCTATTGCTACTTTTCTTAAAGGCACTTGCATTGGCTCATTTGATGACGTTGAAAGCATTGCGGCTTTATTTGCGTAATTATCATTGTCAGGCTTTATGTTTTCGCTATTACCAGCGTTTGTGAATGGATTAGTTATTGTAGTCGACGGATAGCCGAAAGCGTCGCCAGATATACCAACAAGGAAGCTATCAGAAACCACCGACACAACATTACCAGCTTTATATGTCCAGTCGGAAGTTGTTATCAATCCGGCATCGTAAAAGTTCTTTATCACTATAGTAATAGTATTGTTTTCAAATAAAGGCAGTTCATCAAAAATAGTATATTGCTTGCCTGTATCGGAAACTAAAGAAAAAGCTGTAGGAAACCACAATCCTAGCGTGTGTGTTATAGTAAGCGTTCCTGTGCTTGTTACAAAATTAGCAGAGCCAGAGTTAAAGGTGCCCTCAATCCCATCACCAGCAGAATATGTGGCTATTTGGTCTATCGTAGCGTTTTTTAAATTACCGCCTTGATTAACAGGAAAAGTCTCTATTCCAGATAATGCCGTAGCAGATGAATAAACAGAAAAGTCATGTCTAACATATCTAGCATCGCCAGATGTTTCAGTCAAAAACTGTATTGATGTAGCTCCAGGTTCTCCGGCACTATTGATAACGGTATTTTCCGCAAAAGCCGTGTCCATTAATAGCTTTGACGGTATAGATTCGCCGCTTGGATAGCGTCTGCATTCTAAATATATTTGTGCCTTAGCGTCATCCCCTATTTCTGTTTTAAAGAAGTCGGAAGTGTTTTTAATTCTGACTGAAATTTTACCAGTAGCTCTATCTATGTCGTCCCAATCGCCAGCTATATCTACTTGGTCGTTTCCTGAATAAAACATTAAGCTTTCGTTTACAACGATTCTATCTCCGTTTACATACGAATAAACCATTGTATGCGAAACCGTAAATACGCCAGTTCCGGAATCGTATGCTGTATAATCAATCAATTCAAACTCGTTAGATGAATTATAAATGCGTATACGCCCAGTTGCAGGAACATCAGCAGGTGTTAACCCAGAAGCCGTAAGAGATACTATCGGAGTAGTTGCGGTAAGAGAACCCGAAAGAGTTCCTGTGTCGGCATCGTGAATAAAATCAACGTCCCCGCCAGCCTCAAACGAATCAGCAGAACCAAGAGGGTAGTCGTCGCCGTTTGCATCAACGCAATGTATACCTAGAATAATGTATGTTTCAGCAGGGAATAAGGGTCTTCCAGAGTTGCGAACCTCGAAAAAGCTGTTGTCTGGGTCAACTATTTTCCCTGTTGATACGTTTACTGTTATTGGTATAAGGGTAAAGCTCATAGTTAAGTCTCCGTTTATTTATTATATATTTAAAATATCATTTGTAAAGTTTTTTTATAAATTAAAGTTTACGCTGTAAACCGTTTGTTATCTCAAAATGTTTACAGTTTATCGAATTGCAATATTTAGAGCTAAATCTATCAGCTATCGTTTTTTTGTTACTGCATAATACAACTTTCGGGCTTCCGCATGTTTTACAGCCGTTTGTATGAAATAAGTCGTTTGTGTACGTTCCGTATTTGCACGGCTTTAAATTATCTATTTGTTTTTGTAAAGCCTTTATTGTATCAGCTTCTTTCGGGTCGCTTGCTAATTGCTTTATTGTTTTTTCTATTTGTTTAATTATATCTTGCTTTTCCATGTTATCCTATTGGTGGGTATAGGTTAGGGGCCGGGCTTGATGCTATTCCATTACATACTGTATTAAAATTAGATGTTCTTGAAGTCCATGTTATTCCATCTGGCGAGGTGGCTAATCTCGTCAATCCAGTTCCGCCAGCAACCCACTGAGAGCCGTCCCATGCAATAGCTACGCCATCGACAAACGGCGATGTTCTCGCTGTCCACGTTGTTCCATTAGTAGAGGTGGCTATTGAATTGGTGCCACTCCCGACCGCTACCCACAAAGAGCCGTTCCAAGCTATTCCTCTACCTAAATCAAATATATTACTTCTATCCGTCCAGTTAACGCCGTCTGGTGATGTAGCTATAGATGTATTATTGCCTCCCATTACCACCCATAAAGAGCCGTTCCATGCTATGCCCTGCCCAAAATCATCAAACGGCGATGTTCTAGCCGTCCAGTTGATTCCATCTGGCGAGGTGGCTATTGTTTCTGTTCCGCTTCCAGTTGCCACCCATAAAGAGCCGTTCCATGCTATACCAAAACCAAAAGACGTAAACGGCGATGTTCTAGCTGTCCAATTAATTCCGTCTGGTGAAGTAGCTATTTTATTTGTAATGTTTCCAGTTGCCACCCATAAAGAGCCGTTATATGCTATGCCAAAAGCACCATCAAACGGCGATGTTCTAGCCGTCCAGTTAACACCGTCTGGCGAGGTGGCTATTGTATTTGCACCCAATCCAACCGCAACCCACAAAGAACCGTTATATGCAATCTCTTGTCCGTTTTCAAAAATTCCGCTTCTTGAAGTCCATGTTATTCCATCTGGCGAGGTTTCTATATTAGATCCAGAGCCAAGCCCAACAGCAAGCCCAACAGCAACCCACAGCCCGCCACAAGGACACTCGTCAGACAAAGCGACCCTGCCGTTTTCGCAAAGGGCTAGTTCGCCAGATTCTGTAAACCACAAACTCATTTAGCAAGCTCCTATGACTACAGGGAATATCATTTTAACAGGATATATTCCGCTTATTATATTACTTGTAAAGCTAATACGAGCTATTACCTGCTTACCCTTACCAGCTTCCCATGTTGGATAAGAAGTTGATTGCTCTATCGTTGCCGTTGCGCTAGTTGCGGGGTCGCCGACTAGTTCAGATTCTATATATATAAACGTAGTCCCGCTTGTAGATGTTAGCTCAAGTTCTACGGCATCTACATTAACTAAGAATTTATTAACAGGAGCTACTCCGCAATAAGCTGAATCAGGGTCGAATCCGTCGTCTACAGAAATCCATTGACCAGACGAGTGGTCTGAACTAGTATCTTGTATTCTAAAATAGTCTTTATCTTCATCTGATCCACCAGAACTAGAAAGCGCTCTTAATACTTCTTCTTGAAGCTCACGGATAGACTTAACTTGCTGTTGTTCTAAATTGTTAATCCAGTCAAAAATCAACAAGTCGTAACCCTGCTCTAAGGGTAATCCGGTTACTGGTTGTTTTGGTTTTCGCATATTAAGATGTCCTTAAGTCGCCATAAAGTTCTTTGTCCCACTCGGCAGCATGATAAAACATTGTTGTAATACGAATTAAATCGCTTTCTGGATTTGCGCTTGACGGAGCAGCAAGCCATTCGCCAGAGGTATGTCCGTATAATTCAAACTCCTTGGATAAAAGATAAGTGCTATTTGTTATATATGAATTATTCAAAACAGCCTTGCTAATATCTTTCGTTGTTCTTACATAACGCTCTCTACGGATAGCCACGTCGTAAACTTGTTTACCGTCAACGCCTGCCTTTGTTTTATCTTCTAGTATTACCCACCCAGAAGCCAGACTTGACGAATCAGAAATCCATCTATAGTTAATCGAATCAGATACTGGAACTATTGTATCTGTTGCAGTGTCCCACCATGAAGGGGTTGTAGCTGATGCAATTCTAGTTGCCAACGCATAGTTCCATTTTGTTAAATAGTCTTTACTTCCAGTCCTTATTTCTTTTACCTGCCATAACGGCAAAACCCCACCTGTTGATTCTAAATAATATTGTGAAGTAGTCCCCGCATTAATTCTTATTGCGGGAAACAGCCCGTTTGGAATCCGAGTTGAAAACCTCACGGTCAATGTATCATAAGCTATTGCTGAACGAAAATTATAATCTATTAAATAGCCGTCATCGTCAAGCCCTCTATCTCCTGGCTCTATAGCCGTTTTTACCGCAGCCCTGTATAACTTTTTTAGTTTGTACACCCTTTCGGTGGTAACATTATCAAAGTCGCTCGACGGTGCTTGATTAAAGCTCTCCGGCTGTTCTGTTAAATATGATGATACGTCTGTAAGCATTATTACCTCGCTAGGCTTGCGTTATTTAATTGAGATGGTACGGCTTCTTTTGTTTTTGAGTTCAACTCTGAAATGTTAGTGTTCATTTGCCTAAGTATTGAATTTCTCTCTTTGCCACTTCCAGAATGTGGAGCAGCCCCAGCCCCAGCAACACCAGCAAGGTTTGCTCCTATTCGTTGGAGTTGAGTAAAGTCTTTAGAATCAGCCATTTTTGCAATTTTACCAGCACCTTTTTGCAAATCAAACTGTTCGCCAGCTAGTTTTTTTATCTTGTCAAGTTCATTTTTGCTTAATTCCCCTGCGCTATTTAACCCTCTATTTATAGCCTGTTGAATAAACGCCTCTTTTTCTTTTCCTGAATTAATCAGTTTTTGCAAGGCTATTTGTTGTTCCATAGCTTTTATTTGGTTTGCTATTGATTTTTGAGCCGCACTTACAAGCGGAGCATCTGGTTTTTTATCAACTTGAGTCTTGTTTATCTCCTGCATTAACTTTAGTTGATTTTTTAAACTAGCGAGAACTTCTTCCCTTTCCTTTTTTGTTGTTTTCGCAAAAATACTTTGTTCTCTTAATGACGGGTCGGTAATTAGGCTTTCAACTTGAACAATTCTCTTTTTAAGCTGTTCTTCTGGAGTCAACGTTCTTTTTGCTTCCAACTGTTTTATTTTTTCTAATTCAAAAGCGACCCGTTTTGCACGGCTTAACATTGCGTCTATTTCACTTTGAGCTTTACTGCTTACGGCACTTGCTAGAATTATAGTAAATATTCTACCTACCTTTTTCCCAAAAGCAGCTAATTTCTGTTCTGCTTGCCTTAGCTTCATGTCCTCGGTGTTTACAAATTCACCAAAAGCCCTCTCCATTGAATTAACGCCACCCTCTACTGTTTTTAAATCTCTAGCCGCCTCGTTTGCGTTATTTCCTATTAATTGCAGAAACCCTGTAAACGCTCTTATGTTTGGAAACAGCTTTGATAGAGCTTGTTTATTTGAACCAACCGCTTCGCCTATTAATCTCATTTGTTTCTGAAAGTTTAAAGATCCAAACGATGCAATTTTTTGTTCTTTTTCTATCTTTTTTATAACTTGGATTAATTCTTCCCCTGGATTAATCAACCCCTGCATTATTCCACGCAAAGCAGTCGCCGTTTTATCTGTAGATAAACCCTGTTTTGTCATTGTGGCAAATGCAGCCCCAAGCTCCTCAAACGAAACCCCTGCCGCATTTGCCATTGGAAGAACAAGTCCTATTGAATCTGAAAGCTGGTCAAACTTGGTTTTACCAAGCCGGATTGTTTCAAAGAATGTATCAGAAACCCTCTCTGCTTCGCTTGCGTCCATTTTATAAGCGTTAAGAACAGAAGTAAGCCCATCAACGGCAACTGTTACGCTTGTTACCCCTGCTATAGACGCCTTTGTCGCAGTTCTTAAGAAATCAATAGCATTATCTTGCGGTATACCAGCAGATAAAGCCTCGTACAAGCCACCCGTGAGCGTATCAGTGGCTACTCCTAGCTCTATAGATAGATCTTGCACCTGATCTTTCATTATTGCCAAGCCACGAGAAGAAAGCCTTGCAATGGTATTTATTTCTGCCATTTGCCGTTGAAAACGCCTAGCTGCTGAACCAGCCCTAATCAAACCAGATGTTATTGCTGCAATACCTAATGTAAGTCCAGCGCCTGCGGCAATTTTCCCAAGCAGGGGAATCTTACGCATTTTCGCACTGGCGCTTTTTGCCATTTCACCAACACGCTTAAATCCAGCTTTTACACCTTTAGTAATAGCTACTATATCTATTCTTAGTTTAGCCATTTATATACCCTTGATCATTTATTGTTTTTAAAATCTTGTCCGCTTCGTCGCCTAGCATTTTACTATATTTATCATAGTTTTTTTTTCGTGCTTCTTTGCTCTTTTTGCCAAACGCTGTACGCAACCTGTTGTATTTGTAAATTAACTCATCTCCACCTTTTTCTATTTGAACTTCGCTAAGGTCATAGGACAAAGGTTCTCTAAGTTGCCATAGATTTAATTTACCCTTAAGCTCTTTATCTACCGTTATATTGAGATATTCTTTAAGGAAAGACACGTCTGGCGGTCTTGATATGTGCTCTACGCCATTTGTTCGTGCGTCAGAAGTTGCGGCGTGAGATATTAAACTTAAAGGTGCTTCCCACATAGCTTTTTCGTAATCAATATTTAATGTAGAGCAAGCAACACAAACCCCATCTGATAGAAAAGGTGCGTCATATACCCACTCTGTAGGTTTTTTCATTTTCCCATGTGGCAACATTTCACGACCGTAAAAGCTTGAATAAATATAAGTAAATAATCCTAGTATGTTTTCGCTGGTGTATACTAACGGGTTATAAATGTTTGAATTTTCAGCAAACTCTAAAACAGCCCTATCCAAATCATGAACCGTTGATATATCTCCTGCTGCATAAAGTTTTGAATCAGGGTCATTGTCTTGATATTCTCGCCAATCTAAAACAAGCTTAGATGCGTGTTTGCCGTTATTGATAATCCAAATCATTGTGGCTATTCCATGCAGGTCGTTACCGTCTAGCGTTTGAAAAGCCTTAACTCCACCAAATTCCAAAAGAGATAAAGCCCCCAATGTCAAAGGCTTTATCTCAATATCTCCAAACATAAATGGCAATCCCATAGCTGAACGCATTTCAGTAATGCGGTCTATATCCTTTTCTGGTATTAATCCAGATGGAATATTGCTTGTTTTTGCCATATTTTTATGCTTACGCTCCTGGTACTGTTAATGTTTCGATTGTTTGTTTAGCATAGTCAGTAGAACTTTCGCTAATTGCATCAGAAACGATTAAATCTACTCCATTTTGAGCGTCAATGGCAGTTCCAGTGGGAATAGTTATTCCAACGAAAAATTCCTCTGATGCTCTTGTTTCTGCGCTATGAGTTGTTCCTTCGATTTTTACGCCATCACTGTTTGCCAGTATTGCCGCTTCCGCCGTGTTTGTGGTGCTTCTGCTAATGAAATTCCTGCTTGTTGTTTCAGGATCGCTTACACCAAATGTTCCTGCTGTTGCCATAATATGCTCCTTTGTTTATGGTTGTTGATATGTCCACGATATAAAAAGCTCTGCGCTAATTGACGCAAGCCTAACTTGTCCGAATTCCGGTCTAGCTGAATCTTCTGTATCTACTAGCCCGTCTACTGCATACTCTTGAGGTTCTACCGTACTACTTAACTGGTTAGGGGTTGCTTTAACGCTAGCCGCACAGTCAGATATTATATTATATAGCTCATCTGCTTTAACCCCGTCCGAATCGCCCCCTAGTGGTATTAATACGTCTAAAACAAAGATTGCGTTCCATAGTCCACCATTAATATTTGAACGGGGTCGAACTTCTGTTGTTATAACTGGTCTTAAAACATCTTCTATCCCCGATATTTTACCAAACCGTACAACACTTACTGAGTTGTCAATCACATATTGATATGTGTTTAGTTTTGCTATAAGTTTTTTCTCTATCTCTCTTTCAAAGTTCATGCTACATTACCTTTTGAAATTGCTTTATTTAGTGCTTTTTTATAAATCCCACGCATTTTATTGGTTGCTCTAAACAGCCCAACTTTTGCAGATGACGGAGATGTTTTTGTGATGTAGTCAATTATATTATCTACAGATATTGAAACCTCGTCGATAGCGTTTCTTTTTGTAACTACATTTGATTTTCTTTTAATTTCAGAATCAAGACGGTCAACGTCCCAACCACCCTTATCATATCCAATCTTTTTAACACCGCCGAGCCATCCGTATTTTGCCGCCCCTGCATGTGGTATTTGAAGTTGTTTGTCCGACTTATCTCTCTTTTCTTTAAAGTATGGCGCAACAACAAACCCTTTGCGCTTCTTGTCCCACTTTTTATAACCCTTTTTGATTAATTTCAAACCGTGTTTTTCTCTTGAGCTCTTAGGTATCATTTTGCTTTTTTTTGAGCCAAAAGTAGAGCCGTCCTCTTTCATATAAATTCTTGTATTTCCGTAAAAAAGCCCCTGCTTAACAGTAACAACTGGTCGTATCTTATATTTTTGTTGAAGCTTAGAAACCCTGCTCTTGGTTCCAGGCTCAGTTGCTTTTGTGGCACTTATCAAAGCCCAATAAGTAGTCTGCTTAACCAAGTCAGGTAACATTTTATTTGTATTCATCCAAATATCATTGAGTGTTCTTTTTAAACGCTCTCTATCATATTGGTTAATTGTCATTACAGGACTACTCATTTAAAACCGTATAAATCCTTATTTGTATTCCGTATGAATCGGATTGTTTATAAACCATTGTTCCATCAAAAGGAATTGCTTTATATTCATTTCCACCAAATGATAATAAATCGCCTGGCTCTGGATCACTAATAAAACTTGGTAAATCTTCCATCCTAACAATAAAAGTCATTATTCTTTTATTTATTCCGGTTACTTCTCTTATTTCAAACTCGTCAAAAGGATTTGTCGGTGTAGCTTTTATAGTGTCGCTATTTACCCCACGAGCATATAAAACATCTTCTGAAAAATGCTCTATTCTGCTTGAGGCTAATGATTGAGCACCAGTATTAAGCATGTTTGACATATATATTCCTAAAGCGACCAATCACGGGGGTCGAGGGGGAAACCCCCGTGCGGTCTTGAGTTAGATTAGATTAAGTAGCAATCAGGTTAGCGCCTTCAAGAGATGCAAGTAACTCACTTTGCTTTGCTGTCAACTGAGCTACAGCCGCCATTAATGCAGTAATCGCCGCATTATCAACATTCTGTTTAGCCGCTAATTGTGCGATAGCCGCCGTTACAGCAACCAAAGCGGTTGTATCAACATTCTGTTTAGCCGCTAGCTGTGCGATAGCCGCTTTTGCAGAAACTATTGCGGTTGTATCAACATTCTGTTTTGCCGCCAATTGAGCGATAGCCGCTGATACAGGGGCAACATCTGCACTTCCGACATTTGCCGCATTAGTAATAGACGCAATAGTATCGTCGCCTGGATCAGTTCCGCCAGAACTATCGGTGATAGCGTTGTTGACTGTAACAACTGCAATAGTATCGTCGCCTGGATCAGTTCCGCCAGAACTATCGGTGATAGCACCATTAACAGTAACAACTGCAATAGTGTCATCTCCTGGATCAGTTCCACCAGAGCTGTCGGTAATGTCGCCATTAACCGTTATAGCTGCAATAGTATCATCTTCTGGATCAACTCCACCGGAATTATCGGTTAAATCAGCTACCGCTGCGCCTTCTTGTGCGGTGCTGTCGCTTAACATTGCGCCCTTAAGGATAATATCGCCAAGTGTAGCTGTTTCAGCGGCAACACCAGTTAATCCAGCAAAAGTATTACTAGTTGCGGTGGTTGTAAAATTACCAGCCACACTATCATAATAAACTTTTAATCCCAAAGTCCATGCTTCGTCATTAGGTTTAACAACATTTGCAACACCGTCAATCACAATAGCACCAAGTGCTCCTGCGGCGATGTCCTGTGTTGCGTATCCGATAACATTTCCGACAACTACAATGTCGCCAGCAGTAACAGCAGATACCGGAGTATAGTGTATCATGTCTGCGCCTGTTTGTTTGTTTGTTGCAATAATAGACATATTAAGTCTCCTTATTTTGTGTTTTTAATAACTTATGACATGCGGACTGTGCCTTGATAGTCGCCTTCTGCAAATCCATAATCCCAAACTATGCGCCATGCTTTACCCAAAAATTCTGGAGCAACAGCCACTTCTTCAACAACTGGAGATTTGCGACCGTTCAGGAATCCAACATTAAATGCTGGTATTCTGTTTGGATTAGCAAGTCCGTACCAAGTTGATGCAGATGATAAGCGTGAGATTTCAATAACTTCGTAATTACGAGCAAATGGATTAGCTTCTCCAATCGTTGCCGCAGAAGAACCAACCCCTGTTGCAATTAAGTTTTGAGAAACAAACATGCTCTGTGCGCTAGTAAATAAAGCAGCCGGAACAATAACAGATTGTGGTTTTGCACCAATCAACTTTGTAGATGTGAGGGATTCAGTAAACGCAGAGAATAACAATCTCATTGCGTTATATCCATATACACCAGGTGTTTCTGAACCAGTATCAATGTTTCCATTACCAGAAGAAAAGATAGTTGCATCTTCAATCATTGCAACGCCGTCATCAGCAAACTGCTCAAATGCGTCAATTCCCATTTTTTCTGCAATCTGTGTAAATGCGCCAAGATCATCATTGATAATCATTTCACGAGTTATGCCGATAAGCTTTCCGTGAGTTTGCGCCTGAATAGTTTGCGAGCCTTCGCTAAGAGTATCATACTGCAATGGACCACCACCTGGAACAACAGGAAGTTTAGAGCCAGTAAACATGCGATACATAGTATTTTGTTTCAGGTCGTTCAGTGAACGCTCTTTACAAATTTTCATAATTGCAGCAGCGTCTTCGCTAGTTTCAAATCCCATTTCCAACATTTTATTGGCAACGTTAGATAGAATACCAGATACAGAAGTCGTAGAAAATGCAGCGTTAATCCAAGCGTCTTGACTTGCATGGATAGCCGGAATTGTTTTACCTTCCATTTCGCAACAAATAGCAATTAAGCTTTTAAGAGATACGGAACGGTTAGCGTCTGCCATGTCGATAGTTTTTGCATCAAGGCGTTTTTCCAGTTTTTGAACTGAATATCCTGATTTCATCAAAATTGACGCTTCAAGAATATTAGCGTTCATGTTTTCGTGTTTCTTCACGATAACACCAGGAGCAGAAGCTAAATTAGCTCTAAATCCAGCAAGTTCAACTTTATCAACTGACCAGTTTTCTTTAATTCCTTGTGCTTTGATTGCGGCAGGAACTTCAAGTGCTTCGATTGCACCGATGCGTTCCATGTTAATAGCACGAGCTTCGTTTACTGCGCTCATGTCTATTGATGGAGCGTCAACTTTTTTTGCTTCAATCGGAGCTGTTTGAGTTTCCACTTTTTGTGTTTTTTCAGATGCTTCGATTTTTGCACCCTTTTTTTCTTCTTTAGCCATTTTATCATCTCCTATGATGTTGGTTAATTTTTTGGCTGCTATGTCAACGACTGTTTCTGAATCTGCGCCGTGAACAACAATAGATATTTCTTTTAGTTTTGATTTTCTTGCGACATAAACTGGGCCATTGACCTCTTTGCCATTTATGACTTCCGATTCACCTGCTAAAATTTCTGCCATAACGGACGGCTCTATGCCGACCGATGATTCCCACGGGTGTCCATCTTTAGACTTTGCTACAATTCCTTTTGCCGTTTCGTCGGTATTTGAATACAGTATACCAGAGGCTAATATAGTTCCATCGCTTTCAATACTTACACTATCCGTTTTTCCTAGCACTGCGTCTATTTCCCTGCGGTGGCTATTAAGGATAGGAATAGACTGTTTATCTATAGATAGACCAGCAAGGTCAATAACTATATCACCATACCACCCCACGCTTACCACTCCACCATTATAAGCTAATATAGAAAACTTTGCGTTTTTTCCATTCTTTATGCTTTGCTCCGCTTCTATGCTTACAATGTTTGGGGTAAGTGAAAAGTTTTTAAGTTCAATCTGTTCCATTATAATCTCCTTAAATGTCTATCTCTAGTTTATCAATGCTTATTTCTTCAAACTTTCTCATTGGTAGTCTCCTGGTTATTCTTTTTTTCTATTTTAGCAATTTCGTCCTGCTCTTTCATCCATTGCTCTACTTCTTCACGCCAATCTAGCCCTTGATTTCCATAATGTCTAGCAAGTGTAGTTGCGCCATTAGCAAAATTTTTATCAAAAGCAGTAGCCTCTTTTGCTGGGTCAACATGTGGAACTCCGTCAAAAAACCACGTCCGGTCGGGGGTCGAATTACGATAAATCGATGTTTTCTTTTTGAACTGATTACGCATAACTCGATGTTCTGGAAGTAATACAAGTTCATTGAAAAACATATTAAAATGCTTGTCAAGGAATTTGTCTACTAGATATTTTCTTTCGAGTGCTACAGTTCTAATAAAAGACTGGTGGTCGAGCCGACCAGACGCATAATTATATCCTTCTGATGATCCCATTGCTATATTCATAGGCATATTCAACACTCTGCCCTCTGCGTTGATTATACGCTTCTCAAATTCGGGATAAGCGGTAGTTGGTTGTTCAGGCTTAAGTTGGTTTAACTTATTCCCATTAGGGAGCACGGTCATCATTCCCATATTTATTTGGAGTTGGTCAAAATTATTGTCTGGAATTTCTGTGTCGTCGCCAGTTGAATAAGTTGCATCATCTGGAAGGTCTGGGGTTTCCAGAACTGCGGCTATATTTGCCGCCGTTTGCGCCGCAGTTAGCGTGGCATTTGTATAATCTCTAAGTATGCCAAACAACTCAAGGGCTGGTGTTATGTCGGGAATACCCCTATATTGCTCCGCCCTGCGTGGTTTAAACAACTGAATCATGTTGTCTGCTTTGTAGGTTTCAAGTTTGCCAAAATTTTTAACATTAAAAGTGTCGTTATCTCCTGGGTGTTCAGCAAGTACTTGATACTCTGTTGGATTTCCAAACTTATCAATAATAACCCCGTCTATATTCCGTGATGTTACATTTGAGAAAGCGTTCATTCCATCAACAAAAGAGCTTGTTATTCGCTCTGTTTCCATTAAGAATATATCCAATCCTATAGATATATCTTTTAAATTCTTTTCGTTGTTTATCATCAATCCGAAAATTTCGCCGTCCCTGGTTGCTGATGTTACGGAAATCATTAACTTTTCAACAAGATTGATATATTTAGCATATTCGGTATAGAGATACTCTAAATCCCTTGCAAGCCCCTCGTCTTTGTGTAATATATTTAATCTTGCGCCAGTTCCAACAATCCACTCTGCATAAGAATTTATCATTCCATAACAATAAGAGTTGCTGAAATATTCATATCTACTCTTTGATACAAGGGTTTGCCGTACACTTTTGCTATTAGCGGCGTTTGCGCTTAAGTTATCAGCCATTAACCAATGTCGTACCGTTCTCCGATGAGATACAGCCGCATCGTAACCAGCGTTAATAGTTGTCTTTTGTTTTTGGATTGTTTTTTTTGCTTCTATAGGTTTTTTTCTAGTAAACCACCCCATTAGTAAACACTCCCTGGCATACTCAAAGAAAATGATTTGAATGGCGCTTTTTTACTGGCTCGTTTTGAGGCTATAATTTCGTCAGATTCGGACTGCCTAAGCTCGTCCATGTCCCTGTTCTCGGTAGTTTGACCGTCAACAGATACTCTTTTAGGTTGACTTTTTGCTGTTGATTCTGCCATAAAAAATCTCCGGTTGTTTATAATAAAAATAAGCCGGAGATAATATAATGCAAGTTGTTTTTGCTAGTTTAGTTTATGCTGTAAACCTAAGACACCGTTTCAATCACTGGCAATTTACTGAGGTGATTAATATACATAGGAGTTCTTACTGAATATCTGTTGCCACATTCCTTACACTCCCTATATCGCACTATTTGGTTGTTGTTTCTATCAATCTTAGTCGTGTACAGGCTAGAGTTTTCTATTTTAGTTTTACAATAGGGGCAAAGCGTAATATTTTTTTCATGTCCGCAATGTCCACAAATCTTTTTCTTAGCTTTGGTTGACTTAATTGCTTTTCGCTGCGCTGGTTTTTTCTTGGCTTTCGACATATTACTTTTCCTCCTTAAACTTTTTATTATAAGAGTCTTTATCTTTGACGTATTCGGCATATTCTTTTTTGGTGCAAACCATAGGCTTTTTGTCGTGTACCGCACAATCGCCTTGCAAATGGCAAGAAAAGCCATGCGAACCAGGCATTGTAATAGACTGTAGGTGTCTATAAGAATTACCTTTAGGTGTAAAGTCAGCTCCCTTATGTGTTTGTTCATCTACTTTAAAAACAACGTAGTTATCTTTTTCGATTAATACTTCAAATTCAATTTTTCTCATTGTTTAGCTCCATTTTTAATAAATTATCTATTTCTTGGAAAAATCCTTCTATCTGATTTATTTTTTTGTCTATTACTCGGCATGCTTCATCTGCCCCGAACCCTTCTAGTGGCTCTAAATAAACAACCTCCTTGTCCATTTGTTTTTTTGTATCTGTAAGTATTTGCAATTCTATTTTTGCAAAGCTTATTTTTTCAAACAATACTTTAATTTTTAATTCAATCATAATTTTTATCTCCCGTTAAATTTATCTTTATATTTTTCCGAATACTTAACCCTTTTTATTTTCCTCCTCGGGATAATGATTCCATCTGGTGAAAGTCCATCTATATTTGCTAAGACGTTTATCATTGTTGAAACGTCTGACATCTCGTTTTTGCCTTCTGTATTCCACTCGTAAGTTAATTTACCATCTTTCATGTATAAATCAACTAATTTTTCTGAACAAATCTGCTCCGCAAAGTTCCTGTGAATTGCGCCATTGTTGCCAAATAGAGATATTGACCTTGCCTCACCCACGCTTAACAACCACATTCTCTGCATAAATAAATGCCAGTAGTGCGAATCATACCATACTTCCGGCATATTATCACGACCAACACGCTTAAAACAACCCTGCCCTGGTTTGCCTAGTAGCTTTTGTTGTTTAGTTGAACCTTTTGGTATTTTGTACTGCTTCGAGCCTTGCCCCCTAAGTGCGTATATTTTCCACGGATATTTGCCACGATTAAGAGACATCCACTTGTACACAGGATCGGCAAACCTATTCCCGTCAATACCAACGGAATCAAGTGTGGGATATTTCCTAGCCATCGCTGGCATGAACTCGTTTAATGCCCTAATAAATGCCGTTGCCTCGTCTACCTCAATATCTTTAGAATCATAAACTGGCTTATCTCCTGGATAAAATCCGTAATCACATATATTTGCAGTAAAATCATTCCTAAAACCAGCAACACACCACGACAAAGCATAGTAGTTTAAGTCAACGGCAGCGCATTTGTAAACAGCGTTATCAGGGAATATGCCTTGATTGATACCGTTGTTTTGTTGCATAATTAATCTAAGGTTTAAACTATGCAGTAGAATTTATTCTTTTTCTTTGGTTCGTTCTGGTATTCGCTCATAAAAGTTTCTGGTGATTCAAAAAACAAATTCATCGCATGTTGAATTGCGCTAACCTCGTATTTCTCGTTCCAGAGCTTGTCATCCATTACTGAACAGCCGGAGTCCATGTCTTTTTGTTTTCTGAATAATATTTATTTGATTCAGGATGACGCATAGCTTCTACGCCTCGCTCGGCATGAGTTGATATCTCATCAAGGAATACAGCTCTATAGTTTTCCCACAACTTCATGGCATCAGCATCAGCCCACTCTGTAATTAAGGCGTGTTTCTCTCCCTGCCATTCTGGGTGAATGTCCCTAGATAACATCTTATAAGCTAAGTCGTCCTCGTAGATAACTGTACATGCAAGCAACATTGCTATTTGCTGGTCTTGCCCTGCTAGTCCTGCAATAGTCCCGCAAATTGTTTTCTCACGCTTATTGGTCTGATCTCTTGACCGTGCCGATTCGTCATTCTGTGGATCGTCAATTAGTACCAAGTCTGGGCGCATTACCGAACCGTCAGCTTTTTCAAAATGCAGACCACGCCTTACCTTATCTATTGAGCAAGGATATATTATAGCCTCCGAGGCAGAACTCCCATCTATCTTTGGAAATTGTATGTATTTATTGCTCCACGTTATCCTTGTTCGCTCGCCCTTATAAAGCTGCCCCTTTGCCCTATGTGTTATACCCTCTAATTTTATTATAGGATAGCAAATTTCGGGAAAGTCCTCTGCTAATAAAACGTTTGTTTCAAAAACATATTTTATGTTTTCAAGTAACCGCCCAGCGGAATCGGTTTCGTCGGCAATAAGAACAACAAAATTACGCTTGCCAGAGCATATAGAATAAGTTGTACCTGCTTCAAGGTTACTTGTTTTGCCTGTGCCACGAGGAAGCCCGATAGCAACTTGACCACCAACCGTAATAACTGATTCTATTTTATCAGTACATCTTTTTAACGGTGGGCAGTCCTCTCTATAAAATTTATTAGGGAAGTAGGTTACTTTGAAGTTATCAAGGCTTTCAAGGGCAAAGTTGCGACGCTCTAAATTTATTAAATCCGGCAAATCTCCTATGTCCCTATCAGATGCCCTCTTTTTTTTCATTAGAGCAGCTTGCGAATCTCTGTACCCAGAAGTTTCGTAGCTATCTTTTCCAGCCATAGGTTTAGGAGATGGGTTAGGCTTTTTCTTTACTGTAGCTTTCTTTTTGGCTGGCTTCTTTTTAGCAACATCTTTAAATATGCAAGTAGATGTAATAAAACTCTCTTTTTTTTTGGTGGGTGAATCCAATCCATCAAATAGCATTTTCAATCACCTTTCCGATTATGGATTTACACTTTTCGCACATATACTTTTTACTCAAGAAGTCCATTGCGTCGAGCAGACACTCGTAAAACAAAACCCTGCTCTTGGTTCTTATGACAAAGAACGACCTGTCCCCAAAGAAGATAATCCCCGTGCCTCCCGATCCAGTAGCTACACGAGCTTTATTGTACAGCAAGGGAATACTGACCTTTAATTCTTTACTAAGTTCTTTTATGTTGTACGTTGCCTGTGTTATGCTCACAATACCCCTTGTTGAAATTATTTTATATATATAATATACCGATTTTATATACTTGTCAAGCCTAAATATAAAAATATCTTATACAAATTTTATACAAGTTCTATAATTTGAGGATAGTCAAGTACTAGCATAACGAGGGGGCGAGGGCTAAACTAACTTACTTTTTAGTTTGAT